CAGAACCGACGAAATCATCGTCGTCGCCGCCAGCCCCGGTATCGCCCGGCTTCATGCCTTCGAGTCTGCGCTCGATGTTCTTCGCCTCCATGATCGCCTGCGATACATCCTTGACCTTCGCGACGGTCTTAGCCGCCGCATTACCGATGCGACCGAATGCCACCTCTCCGATCTGCCCGAGTTTCGGCATGTTGATCCCGACTGCTCGCAAGATGCCGCCGAAGAGATTCACGCCCTTGATGACGAAATTGATCGCCTTGATCCACATGTTGGTCATGAACTCGAAGTAGCCGATGATCGCATTCACGACCGTATTCACGATCTTGCGGAAGCCCTCGAATCTGATGTATGCCGCCGCCACCGCGACCCCGAATGCGATGAGGGCGGCGACGGCGATGCCGATCGGATTGGCGAGCAGAGCCGTGTTGAACAGGGTCTGCGAAATCGTCGCCGCGATCGTGACGAGTTTCAGCGCGACGATAGCGGCGATGATCGAGGTGATGATCGTCGTCACCTTGCCGCCGCCTGTGATGAACTTATCCATCTCACCTATCAGGAATTTGACTCCGCCGCCGAATCCCTTCTCACCGAACTCCTGCCCTGCCTTGGTCGCGAACGGCACGACCGTTCCGACCATGAAATTCGCGAATTTCTCGACGGTAGGCATCAACAGCGTGCCAATCTCATCTCTCACATGCCCGAACGCCGAGGCGATCCTGAATGAATCGGTCGTGGTCGCCTTCGCCGTGCCACCGACCTGAGTTTCGACTGCCTTCAGCAGCGTGTCTTGCGCCTCCAACATCTTGTTCGATTCGACAAGAGTTCTGATCTTCGCCTTCTCGGCATCGGTGAAGGTCACGCCAGACCGGGCGAGAGCCGTGATGCCCTTGATCGGATCTTGTAGAGCCTTGCCCAATTGGATCGCATTCTGGGATGCTTCACCGAAGCCAGCCGCACCAAGATCGATCGCCGCGACGGTCGCCCGGTCGAATGCGCCGCCGACCTCATTCGCCGTCACAGCCAATTGCCCGAAGGTGAGAAGTTTCGCCTGCGTCGCCTTGATCGTCTCAGCCGTCACACCCAATTCGTATTCTTGGGCATCCCCCAATTTCTGTAATCTTTGGGCGACGATGTCGGCATTCGATCCGAAGATCTTCATCGATTCTGCGACGGCGACGAGTCGATCGTCTGCCTGCTTCGCGAATTCTGCGCCACGCAACAGATAGCCGCCGACCGCGCCGAGCCCGGCGATGGCGATGCCGCCGTATTTCGCGACATTCGCCAGCCCATTCGAGACTGCGGAATCGAGGGTTCGCAAGCCGAATGTCGATTTCTGCCCCACGCCCTCCAACTTCTGGAAATCAGAGATCGCCTTCTTGATGCCCTTGGCATCGAATTCCGAGACGATGTTTACGCCGAGTGCCATGGCTCAGAATCCGCTCATGATCGCATCCGAGATCTTCGATTCAGTCAGCGCGATCGCCTGCGCGATCTCATCCTCGACCATCGGCATAGCGTTCTTCGTGCCCTTGTAGATGTTGCGCGAACGAATCTTACCGACTCCTGCCTTGATGGAAGAATAGGCATCGAGATTGATCGAGAATTGCGACTGCTTCGCGTTGCCTGCCGAATCGAGAACCGCGCCGCCGCCATCCATCTGCTGTATGCGAAGAATGCTGATCGTCTGCCCTCGCCGCCGTCCGGTCGGCGCGACGAGAGGTTTCACGCCAGCCTGAGCCCGACCGATGTGGAAGCCGGGCAATCTCGAAGGACCTTGCCTGCCATCGGCGTGCCATCTCGTCAGTCGAGGCTTCTTGATGTTGTAGGCGACATTCGCTGCGATGACCCGACCGCCCTCTCCCAATTGAGAGGCGATCTGCTTGTAGAGATCAGGCTCGGTCTGTTTCAGATACTTCCCGGCTCTCGCCAGATCCGAAGTATCGATGCGAACATTCGTCATGACGCACGATGCTACCTCTTCGAGCGTCTCCGAATTTCTTCTGCCCGATAATTCAGGTAATTGATGATCGCGTCGATCATCTCTGGTGATTCAGCCAAGAGGACGGATGGTGCGATTCCGGTCTCGACAGAGAGGGCGGCGATCTTGTGATGCGCGCTCTCGCGAGACCCTAGGTAGGGTCTGGGGCAGGATCGTCTCTCACTTCGACGGTTTCGACAATCGCAAGCCATGCCGGGTCGAAGCCGAGATCAGTCTTGCCGTTCCGCTTCACCGCATGCCAAGCCAGCCACGCCAGATCGGTCAGCGTCAGATTCTTGTCGAATTGTACGACTGATTTCTTGCGTTCTCGTTCATAAGAAATGAAATCGATGAAGATGGCATCGACCTCTTCGGTCTTGCCATCGATGTATTTCACCCGCAATTCGATCTTCATGATCGATCCCTTCTAATCACTCGATGAAATCAGGAAGTCGCCTTCGTCAATGTGCCGCCTGAGAAGGTGAGCGTGAATGGCGCAGTCGATCCGACTTCTGTGGCGTTGATCGGAGTATGCGACGCGAGATAGGCTCCGCTCAGAGTGAAACTTGGGTTCGTCGAAGAGACCGCCGAAGAGGCAGGCTTCACCACCACGGTCGTCGTCGTGCCGACGAGAGGGAAGATCGTCGCCTCGACCTCGCCAGCGGCGAAGTCTTGGTAGAAGGTTATTTCGAGAGAATTATTCTGGATGCCTGCGACCGAAACTCGATTGCCACCGAACACGGTCGCATCCTGCGCCTCGACCTCATAATTCAGCACACAGCCAGCGGCACGATCGCTGAGATCGACCGAGTTGATCACGATGCTCACATCCTTGTACGCGAAGATTGCCATGTTCTCAGACCTCTACTTTCGGTTCGTCATTCTTCTTCTTGGCGATCGCCGGGGCGAGATGACCTGCCTCGATCAACGCCTCGACATTGACACCGCCCAATTCTTCGTCGGTGATCGATTCGCCAGCCTTCTTGCCTGAGACCCGATTAGAGACGACCTTGTACGATGCCATGCTCGACATCCTAGCCGCTCACCTGAACAGATGTCGATACCTGTAAGAAGTCGGCATCGGCAACATTCAGGCTCATGATGTTGTAGGTCTGGGCGACGATCGTGGTCTGCGCCACGCCGCCGAGAGTCTGATCCGCCTCGATCGCCGCCCTCAGAGATTTCGCACCAGAATACGAGATGAAATCATCGAGAAGATCATGCGATCGATTGTCGTCGTATCTGCCGACGATCAAGATGACCGACAGATCGTAGAGAACGAGACCGCCTGCCATCGCCTTGTGGTAAGAGATGGAATTGATGATCGGGAACGCCAACGGTGGATTCACCTGCGGCGGCTGAGAAGCGTATGCCCTCAGCCCTGAGATCGTCGCCAGCCTGTCTTTGATCCCGGTCATCACCTGATTCGTCGATGCTGGCATCAGGCGACCGCGATCTTGCGATAGGGATTCAGAAGATCTCGGACATCAGGATCGATCGCCCTCACTTGGATCGCCATGTCTGCGAAGCCGACCACGCCGAGAGCCGCATTGTATCGGGCGAAGCCTCTGATCGACAGCAAGACGCATGCCTCCTCCACATCGGTCGGTGTGGCAGAGAATCCCCAGACCCCGGCGATCTCAACACCCGGTCGATTCGGTATCACGAAGAGAGGGAATGTCTTGCCGCCGATCGCCGTCGCCTTGCGATACGGCAGACCTGTGATCGCCGTATCGAGAGGCTCTAATTGGTAATCTGTGCCTTCCGTCCAAGTCGTCTCGAATGTGCCATCGCCATCATCATCGGTCTTGACTGTCGTCGCCGAGACCAGATCATTCTCGGTCGGGCAGACATAATTCGTGAGGGCATACAGGCTCACCGTCGCGCTTGTCTGATAGAAGAATCTGCCGCAATAACCGTCGATCCTCCGAGATGCCGCCTCGATTGATTGTTCGAGAATCGCATCATCAATCGCATCAGAAATTCTGAGAACCGCCTTCACTGAGGCGAGCGTCGTATAGCCGTTCGCGATCGGCATGCTAACGCTTCTTCTTGCGCGGCTTGACCTTCATCGCCTTCTCGACCATCGGCTCGATCGATGAAGTCTCGACGACATGACCCAACTCAGCCAGAGCCGCATCGACTGCTTCGATGCGTTCGATCAGCCCTCGATTCTCGTAGCCTCTGCGCTCTTCGAGAAGCGCGGCGATGATCTTGTTCTTCATGATTCTCCGATCGAGTCTGACCACGGCGACCGCCGCGATCACGACTCTACATCGAATTCTTAGAAGGTGGGCGTAGCCAATCCGGTTCCAGAAATTCTAGCCCATGCGTTCGGATAGCGATTCGCCGTCATCGCGACATACGAATAGACGATCATCGTCACATCGAGTTCTGCCGCCTTCGGCTGCTCGAACCTGAGCATCATCGGCTCGCCTGAACCTTGTTCCCAGAGGTGGAGTTCTTGGAGATTGCCGATGAAGATCGTGTCTTGATTCGCGTCTGCGCCCTCCGTGGTGCTCACATTCGCATCGGTCAAGACCGGGAGCCCGGCGATCGCGTAGCCCGAATTGCCGTACTGAACCGAGCCCTCGCCAGTCGCAACCGGGTTGAGGGCGTAAGGAGTCGGAACTGCCAGAGGGCGATTCTGACCATCGATCGCCGCCAAGATGAACGCGAGGCGACGCGGATGCATCACGATCACATTCGGACCTGCGAAGAATGTCGTCTGAACCTTCTGAACCGCATCGAGCAATTTCGGATACAACTCTGCCACGGTCGGTGATCCGTCTGTGTAGGTGACGCTCTGCCCGGCAGAAGCCAAGAGTTCGACATTGAGGAGATCATCGACCTTGGTGTGGTAGGCAGAGACGAGATCCGCCATCACCAACGAATCGATGTTCGTGCCGCGCTCGATGGCTTGGCGCGAGACATTCTGCTGACCTGCCACGGTCTTGACCGTCAGATCCAACTTGGTGTCGTCGATGTTCGTCTCCTGAACCGACGCACCTTCGGTCTGGACTGCGACTGCGGTTGCGGTCGTCACCTTCGAGAGAGAGATGGTGAGACCTGCCGCCGGGAGGGCATGCTTCCGGGCGCGATCCGCGAGAGGGCGACCGGCGCGTGCGAACGGCGCGGCGAGGTCGGTCAGGAATTGCGGCACGACGAGACCTGCGAAATTCGCGCTCGTCACATCGCGACGCTCGATCGACTCTTCCTTCATGTGTCGGGCGATGCGCTCTTGGGCGGCATAGTCCGAAGAGAATTGGGCGGCGAACGCATCGCGCAAGAACGAGTGTTCGCTCTTGGCGGTGTAGGTGCGCGGCTCCGAATTGACCGAAGTCGCGGCGGTCTCAATCTTGTTGGCGGCACGAATCTCTTCTGCCTTGGCGAAACGACCTTCGAGTTCTTCATGCTTCTTGATCTGCTCGTCGAGAGACTTGACTTCTTCGAGGTTCGCGGAAATCTTCTGATCTTCGTCTTGCGACAGATCACGCATCTCGGTCGTGGCAACCGCGACCAACGCCTCCGATTCAGCCAAGAGGGCTTCACGCTTGTTGCTGAGGATCTCTGAATACTTCACGATGGATCTCCGATCTTGTGTCTCGCGATCGCCACCTGATTCTTGCGAAGGAGCAGCGATCGTTCAGGAGCCACACTAACAGATGTCTGGGCGGCGCGCAACTCTGCCATCGTCGCCTCGTATGCCGGGAAGGTGACGACAGAAACATCGAACAATTCCACCTCCTCCAATTGTCGGGTCTTGCGATCATCAGACCACGAATCCTTGATCGTTCGGAAGGCGAACGACATCTGTGAGAGATCGCCGCGCTTCATGGCAGACATCACGCTCTTCGCTAACGGATTCTCTGGGTCGAGATCGGCTTCGACCCTCAGCCCGGTCTC